ATAGACGGAGTCGCATACCTGGCGGTTGCAGAACAGAAATTTGGCGCGAGCCTCCTGAGGTTGGTATCTGTGGACTATGGTCTGTCGGAGAGTTTCTCCAGATCTGTCCGCAAGACCTTGGGCGGGCTCTCGAGCCAGTTTCTCGGCGCGAAGAGCGTACAGGCATTCGGGGCTGGAGTGCCTAAGTTGAGGGATGAGAGTGTCCGACAGGCCGAGTGGATAGCCGTCGTTCACTCCTCGGTTGACCCACTGGAGACCAGTATCTTGCAACGTTTGAGGCAAGATGCGGCTGCTGCCAAGTATGGTCCCCAGACGGAGAGGGCAGAGGAATGTGCCAAATTTGCTCGCAACTTGCGCAAGGTCTACCCAGGCCTGACGTCCGTTGCAGGCAGGTTCGGCTGGGGATACTGCTACTCCTGTGGTGCCGAGCTCCCGGGGAAATTTAAGGGGCGACTGTGCCGCTGCTGTCAGAAAACCAACTCCTGCAGCGTGGCCCGGGCAGTCGCAGAGGGCGCTAAAGTGTGTTCCATGGCCAAGCCGGTTTTGTACCCCGGCGTTGTACACACAGAGACGCAACACCCAGCATTGAAGGCTGGGACTAAGACCCTCGCTACCCCTTCAAATTTTCGGTTAGCCCCATCGGGATGGAGGCCGCGTTGGCCCGCCCACCGCTCAAGCGCGTCGGCCCGCGCTTGGGGGGTGTGGCCCTAGATGGGGCGATACCATTTGTGACTTCGGCGGGCGTGAGACCCCTGACTGAGGCCATTCTGTACCGAGTCTTTAAGGATGTGGAGCGTAGTATCGACGACGAGAGCTTCTCAGCTGCAGGTCGTCTGATCAACCACGCATACCTTTTAGAAGAGTTCATGCTACCTGGACAGCCAATGGAGACGATGGAGTGGCTCCTGTCCATGAGCAGCTCTAGGCGCAGAAAGGCCTTGATTAAGGCTTACCACGACCTAAACGCGCGGGGATCTTTCCACGTCAAGTTTGACAAGATTGCGGCATTTGTGAAAACTGAGTTGCTGCCATACTTTGCTCAGACTGACGATGGCCCCAATGTCGATCTTAAGACCTACGTGGCTAGATTGATCCAGGCTCCACACGATGAGACGCATATCGTCGCTGGTCCCTGGCTCAAGCCCTTGGTCGCCCGATTGAAGAGCATCTGGCACCACGATAACTGGTTGTTTTATGCCTCTGTGTCACCCGACAAGCTAGACAAATGGGTGCGGAGGCTAAGCGACAGTGTCTCGTGGTACTGGAGCGATTATTCGGCGTTTGATGCGACGTATTCCAAGCAAGCTTGGGAACTGATTGAAGGCATGTACAGACGAATCTATCCGGACGCCCCGGAAGAGTTCTGGAAGGTGCTGGACATCTGGAGGACTCCATCTGGAGACATCCGTTTGAGAAAGGAAGACGTTAAGGTCAAGTACCAGGCAGCGGTCTGCAACGCCTCCGGGCGTGACGACACCGCGCTGGCGAATGCTCTTCTCAACGGAATTGTTCTCAGCTTGAGTTTTGCCGCAGCCTTGGCTAGGAAGCGCGTGGCCGATGTCACGGAGGAAGACCTGAGTGTTGCCGCTGGTTTGGTTGACATTGCAGTGGTCGGCGATGATTCGCTCGTAGCTTGCAAGTTCGATGTCTCCAATTATACCGCGGACATCCAGAGGAATATTGAGAGCTTTGGACTGAGTGTGAAGGCTGAACACTCGCATGAGCTTGCGGATGTGACGTTCTTGGGTATGATGCCTTACCCGGTGGCTGGAACCCTATGTTGGGGTCCCACCATCGGACGTCGCCTGTACAAGGCGTTTTGGCAAGCTGATCCCATAGGAAACCTTCCCGCATGGACTAAGGGCGTTGCTGAGCAACTTTTGCAGTATGCCAACGTCCCCATCCTCTACGATCTAGCGAAAAGAGTCGTAGAGCTCTTGCCAAGAACACCGAGCACAAAAGTCCAAAGAGACGAAAACAGGGTGTGGCAGTCAATCAACCATCAAAATCCCTTATGGGACAGAATGACGGTAGATTGGCTATGCCTTCGTCTTCGTTCGAAGGGGGTGACTCCTCAGATGGTGTATCGAGACATTGAGCGAATTCAAAGGATTGAGCGACTTCCGGCCGTTGTTTGGCTGGAGGTGCCTCTCCTCGCTTCGTGTTTCGAGGACCTCTGAGCACCCCTCCCCTCATGGGTTTTCCTGCGGCACTGCCGCCGGTCCCTAGGCATTCTTTACTCAGCCGAAAATATGCCTTACTACGATAGTGAAGTTGGAGCGCTTAAGGCCAGGATGTCTGGTTGCTCGGATCTAGCTAAAACTGTCGTCGACCCCCATGACCATAAGCCTGTTAGGTTGCCTACGTTCCCTAATATTGAGAGGACGTCCATTTTACCTTTCGTTTCGACCACCCAATCTGTGGTCTCAGCGTCTGGTACGAGCCTGGCTATGCTGTGTCGGTCCCCTGTTGCACCCTTGTGGTTCACACAGACCAACACACATGCCGGGTCCTCGGACTTCGCCTTTACTATGGGTTCTAGCACCTTTCGCATCCCTTTGATGGCGGGTGAGCAGTTCGATCTTCGGAATGTTATGATCGGAAAGCCTAATACTGGGATAACAGGGACATGGCCGTGGTGGTATGGACTTGCTGTCGACCGAAACAATGAGTATTGGTTCTGGGCGCCAGCTGGTATGACCGTGTACACAGTCTTGTATTTGTCCGCCGGGGTGGGATCCGGGGCCTGGACTCTTGAGTACGAATATACTCAGGGCTTCCAAACCTCGGACACCTCTCGCGTAGGCGTCACTGTCGCTTATAGTGGCGGTAGTATCGTCTCTAGCGGAATTACTAGCACTGGTTTCTTCTTCCGGCCACTCCTGCTCGTCTGTAATACGACCAGCACGGATGTGGTGTCGGTGACGAATATAACGGTCAAGTCCTCGACTAACAGTGCAAGCGCGTTCCTGCCCGGCACTCCTGTTGCCATCACAGCACTGGCACCGTTGCTAAGAACAGCTCCTGAGTTTTCATTAGCGCCGAAGATCTACAGCTCCTGCAGACTAAATGCGTGTAGCGCCCTATTTCAGAACACAACCGCCGTGTTGTCGAAAGAGGGGTCTGTTGAGGCTGTTATTGTGTCTTCGAGCGCCGTGGATCCTCCAGTGCTAAGTGCTACCTTCGACTATACGTCGATGGCGAGTGACATTGCGGCCTCTTGCCGATACACCGGTTTGCTTGAGAAGGGTTTTTACACCTTCTCGCTTCCGGATGTTAA